CGGTCCTGTATATCATATACGATGTCGTTTATAACTTCCTTGGGGAACACAACGATCTTTTTATCCCTCATCGACAAAACTATATCAACATCAGGGTGATCATAAATCATGATGTTGTTGTCCATGCTTCGACGCATGTTCATTTTAAAAGTAATCGGAACTGAAGGCGCTTCCTGAACTTCAGGCGCTTCCTCTTCCTCTGCTGCTGCGCCGATTTTGACTGTGATGGCCATTAGCTATCAAGCTCCTGCACCAGGTGTTGAATTTTGAGAACACTCTTTATCATGCTCTCGTTGATCTCTTCTTTGCCATAGCTTTCAAGCTTCTCCAAAACCATATCAGCGTTCTTCAGCATGGAATCATCGGCATCAAACATCTTCTGTGCTTCCTTGGCTTCGGTTATTTTATTTTTAAGTCTTCCGATCTCTTCGTTCAAGAACATCTTTAACTCCAAGCCATTATCAGCAAACGATGAAATATATTTGCTCAAGAGGCTCTTTTGGCTCTCCGTCAATGTTTCACTGTACTTGGAGTTAAACTTCTCAACAAAGGTTTTGTAAACGAGATTGTCCACAGGAACCATTTTATTTTCTTTCTTCTCTTCGGACTTTGTTAAAGCTTCTGCGACCTTGGATTCCAATAGGACACGATCCTTAACCGAGATACCCATATTAAAAAGCTGAGAGATGGAGGCGATACTCTTATAGTTCGGGACAAAATTCATAAACACGCTCTTCGTGTATTCCTTATTCATATCGCCTATCAACTCTGACTGCTCTTCAAAAACATCAGAATCCATAATGCATCGACGAGATGCACGAACCTCAAATATCAATTTCTCAGCCACATACCTATCCAAGCCACGAGTTTCAAGAAGAGCCTTATAAAGCTGCAACTCCTTATAGAGGCTGCTTTCTTTTTGAAAGTGTTTTGACAGTAGACGCAAAGTCTTCTCTTTCTTGCTTTCATTCTTGTAAACGATTGATTTCGTCAACTCGCCCACCAAGACCTCAAATAAAAAAGCTGTATTTCTTTTCTTATTGTGTTTCATTTTCGTTTTCACTTTCATTTATTTTTGACTCCAAGCCCTTAAGCAATTTCTGGATCTCATAATTTGTTTCAAAAAGCTGCTCTTCTTGAAGTAGCTGTTTCCTCTCATAAGTAGACTCCTTATTCTCCAACATCCCAGCAGCCACCCGGTCAAGTCCACCAGGGCCACTTTTACCGGGGAAATAAGTTCGAGGGCTAGTCTCTAACCCCACTAAGCTTTTATAATTTTTGCTTCTGCCTGCGCCTCGCTCACGCCCATCTCGTTTGGCTGGCTTATAGCGCGTTCCATTAGAGCCAGGGGTAATGTATGATCCGTCTTTCCGAACGTCTCGTTTGGCTGGCGGCTCTGCCAACAAGATTCCTTCTTCCTCTTCTCCACCAATTTCTTCTCCACCTTCTCCACCTTCTCCACCTTCTTCGCCTTCTTCGCCAAAATCTTCGCCAAACTCTTCACCAAAATCTTCGCCTTCCAATCCACCACCCAGAGCACCACCCAGAGCAGCCTCAGCCTCGCCCGCAGCTTCAGCGGCTGCATTGAGTTGGGCGTCATATTTGCGATCATAGAACATCTCACGTTGATTACGAAGGAATTCCTCCTCCGACAGACTGAATAGGTGTTCAGCAACCCAGCGACGGCTGAAGAAGCCATCAGTTGCCGAGGATGCAATATCAAACTTCAGCTTCCAGTGCTCTAGTTCTTGAAGTTCTGCTATCTTGGACGGATTGTTTAAGGACAGCGAGAAATTCAAAAGGTCATCGCCCCTGAAGCCGAGAGTATAAAGGTGAATGATGCCCACCTTCTCCAATTCAGAGATCACTGCACGTTGCAAGCGCTGGATGGTCCTTGCGAAACGGACATCCTTTTGTGCGAGCGTTGTCTTATCTTCCGATCCCTCTTCACCCTGCGTTAGATAGGAGGCGGGAACCTTTAATGCGGAGAACAGTTTATCTCGGAGATACTTTACATCATCGATATCCTTTGTGTTCTGCCCACCAGCCAGGTTTTCAACCTTCGATGAAGTATCGCCACGCACAGGGATAAAATAATCTTCTTCCACACTCATCGGGTTATAGCGGAGGTCCACACGACCAGATTCAGCGTTAACCAGTCGGTTACGCTTCATAGAAGTCATGACCTTCTGCATATACTGCTCGACATCAGATGGTGGAATGTTGCCCACGTCCACATAAAAGACCCTTCTCTCGGGAGCGCGGACAATACGATATGCCATCATGGCATCTTCCATCAAAACCAACTGACGCCAGATACGTCTTGCTGCCTCCAACACAGAGGTTCCATATGGAGCGTATTTATCATTGCCCAAAATACGAAAATGAGCAACCTGCCAGTTTTCAAATGTTAGAGCGGCTGAATTCCACTGAAACTGAACATAGCTGGGGTTTGTTTTGTCTTCGCCTTCTAGTCGCTCAACTTCACCCGGAGGCATCCCGATTATGGTCTTGATCCCCAAGTGTTCATCGATGTCAAGATACAAAAAGAAGTCACCATATTTGCACATGGTGCGACACCAGCCAAAAAGGTTGTATTCAACGTTTAAAGTGTTCTGGTATAGCGTTCCAAGAACCGCCTTAATCTCTTCATTCGGACACTTAATCGTAAGCATCGATCGCAATGAAGAGTGAGTGGTCATTTCGTCAGCGTAAATGTCCAGAGCAGAAGCAATCTCAGGTGTATACTCCATTTGATCAAAATCAGTGTAGCGTTCCGAACGACGCTGATTTGCCATTGCGGAGGTATTAATCTGAGCAAAGGGATTATAAGCGCTGCGTTTAAACTGTTGTCCACTCGCACTCTTGAACCTAGTTGCAAAATAATCCAACTGTGTTCGTTTATAATTCCTCGTCATCTGAGAGCGGTAGCTCGTGATCGGTCCAGAAAATAGACGGGTTAAGCGCCTAAATAAAGTCGATTCGGGATTACGAGGGTTTTTATCTTGTTCTGCCATCTCTGCCTATCCTTTTAAAAGCCATGAATATTCTTCGTATTCTTTTTTCTGTTCGCTCGCCTTCTGAACATAATCTTTATCGTAGCCGAGTTGCCCCGGTATTTGAGTGCTTATTTTCGAAGTTGTAAATATCATTGAATCCAAACAAGCCTTTTGATACTGCGCATTACGATGATTAACCGTTAAAGCTGTGTCTCTCACCCAACACCCGATAGCCAAAGACATTACTAAATCATCATGATAACTGCGCATAGCTTGTGGTTTCCCATTGTTCCAGACAAAAGTTTTGAACTCATTAAATAGCCTGCCGGAATATAAAGTAATTAGTTTGTTTCTGATGAATTCTTCCAGCTTAGCCACAATTAGTGGCCTGGTCTTAGAGGACGTTGTAAAGCCAGCAACGGAATTTCGCGAAGATTCGGCCAGGGTAGCATTTACAAATTCATGTGTCCCCTTGATCGAGTAATAAATATTTGGATATTCAAGCTCAATCAACTTTTCCAAAACTGAGATGCCGATTCCAACGTTTTCAACGACAAGCAGCGCACCGCCATACTCTCCACCTATCTGATTAAGGATATTAGCATACATATCAAGGCTTGGCTTCCCCTGATACTCTGCTATAACCTCCATTGTTTCCAGCTTGATGATATGGAAAACAGAATAATCTGCACCGTCTCCACGAGCCACGTCTGCCACGACCAAATAGGTGAATTCGGGTTTGTATTCTTCCCAGATCCAATAGTTTCGATCAAAGCCAGTTCGATATTTTGGCTCTCTAGTCGCTAGTTGAAGGCGCTCTAGGTCATCAGGGTGTATAACTGTTTCGCCTGACGTGTTGAAATTGCATTCTAGTTCTTGGGCGATTTGGCGTTGGGACATATTCTTGGTTTCTTTTTCAAACCACGCCTGATCCCTTTCCGGGTGAGCGTCCCACCTGAGAGCTACGGGTTTAAAATCATTTTCTTCCAACTCTGCTTCGGTGTATGTTTTGTGAAACCAATTTCCCACTCCGTTAGGTGTCGACAAGGCGATACAACGGCCACCCGTGGACAACGTGGGATACAGGCCGGTCCAAAGCTCACTTAAGCCCTCGACGTGGGCAGCTTCGTCAATAACCAACAGAGACAAAGCCTCTGAACGTCCAGCATCTCCAGAAGTCGAGATTGCTTTAATCTCGGAACCATTCGACAGCACAAAGCTAGTGCGATTGTCGACAACAATATCTGAAATGCGAATCCAAGGAGGCAAATTTCGCATAATATTCTTGACCTTCTTGACTAAGTTGGCAGCCGTGCTGAACTTGGTCGCCATCACAAGAATGTTTTTGTCTCGATGAAACAACATAAGCCAAACAACATAGGCAGCAACAATCGTTGAGATGCCTAGCTGTCGAGCCTTTAGAATGACTGTAAAACGATAGTCATTAAACTCTTTTAGAAGATCGTCTTGATAATCATACGTCTTAAACGGAATCAAACCCCTCATAGGGTGAGAGATCCGACAATAACTGTTTATGAAATAGGCCGGGTCTTTACCCGATTTAACTATCTCTTTAACAATTTCCTTCTTGGATAGCTCATAAGCCATTATACATTTTTTCTGGTGTCGTTGTCGGGTCGCTTATCGCCATCCCAACCTCCTTGATCCAAAAACTTCTGAAAACCATCTTGTAGCGTATCGGTGCTAGGCTGTTTGATCTCATCGACACCACTTAGGTTACCGATATTATACGTTCGATGTGCTTGGACCCAGGTTCTTACTCGGCTCGTATTCTGAACGATTGCGAATAGTTCTCCATCGGATTTTAGAGAAACGCTCTCGCCAGTAATCTTCTTGTATTCTTTCTTGAGGTATGAAGCAATGTCTTCAATGCGTTGTTCGACTTCGCTCTCAAACCCGCCTTTATAAACTTCTTTAAGCTGAATGTCAGCTTGATAATTGATAATCATCTGAGGCCCACGAAACTTAACTTTGAAGCCATCAAGTGTACGAGAATCATATACTGGATGACCTTCCTCTCTTTTCAGGCCAATTTCAAGGAGGTTACCGTCCTTGTCATAGGCTCCATCATATGCATTCGCGGCTGCTTGTGCAAGTCCTTGATAAATTTTTAGTGTTTCTGCTGACATTTATTTGTTCTCCTTACTGGGTCGCCACCCAGTTTCCCACCGTTCTTCTCTCCCATCAACCCAACGAATATAGCAATTTTTACAACAATTATACTTGGTCATGTATACACTATCGTGCAGATTAAAGGAAAAGATATCACAAACGGGACATATTCTGTCATGTTCTTTATTAAGTAGTTTTTTGGTTACAAAAACGCCATTGACTTCTATCTTCTCTGTCTTTTCCCTGAAACGATCCTCCTTGTCGTTGAGCTTTTTTATTTGTTCTTTGTATTCTTCTTCCTTTTCATCCGTCCAATACTTGCGCGGATTCTGAATTGCTTCCTCGCCATACTTCTTTGCAATCGCTTTCTCGATACTGGCGATCTTGTTCAAATTCTTTTTCATTCACTTCTCTAAAGCATAGGCAGTTCCAAAACCAATAGCGATTCCAGCTACCACCGAGCCACCTATGACGAATGGCAAGTTTATTTTCTTTTTCGTCTTGATGATGTCTCTCAAAGATTCTATTTCTTCATCTCTGAGTGTTAAGCCCTCTTCGCACCTGAAGTTCGCTTCCTCCATCTCTATTTTTAAATTGTCGATCTCGTATCTAAATAGCTCCGTTTGATATTCAAGTGCAAAATCAAACTCCTCTCTCACCTCTTGTTCCAAAAACTCTTTCCAAGTCAAGAGGTGGGCTGTGGCAACAGTATCAAAACACGTTGCCTCAAACGGCACAGTAGCCCCTTTGGGCAACAAAGTAAATTTGCCAACATCTTGAGCATATGCGGACTGGCACAAACCTAAACTCAGAGTTAATGTTTGTGCAACCTTACTCCACATATTCAAACCCAAAGGCTTTTTCTATCTGTTCTGCAAGCGCAGAAGGGTCTTCGGATCTTAAGGCGGTTACTTCTTTTACTCTGTCTGACTTCAGAGACTCTATTCTCTCTTTGGTCTCTTCATAGTCTCTTTGAAGAACTTGAAGGGCCTTCTCGTGCTCCTCGATTAAATCCTTCTTCTTTTGCAGTTCGCGAGCATGACTCTCTTTGAGAACGACCATTTCCTGCTCGTAACGAGTAGAAGCAGCATCAAATGCCTTTACCAGCGAAGAGTGATCATTGTACCAAAAAGTTCCAACTACCAGAACCAAGAACCCAATAAGGATCCCTTTCCAATACTTGGCGACGAAAGACAATATAAACTGCACTAAGCACTCTTCAGTTTCACGATAGCATCAATAACACTCTGACCGCCCAAATATAGAGCAGAAATCATCACCCAATCGCCGCTAGTCAGAAAGCCATATGCTGCAAGACCGGTGGCCGTCACCCATACCAAAAGCTTACGAGAAACCGCTTTCTCTAACGCTCTATCTACAACACCTTTAACCATAACCATGTTACCTCCTACACTATAAATAGTCACTGATTCACGAAAGCGTATCCATTTATCTTTGCGATGTCTATGGTCGTATCCACCGCATCCTTAAGTGAATCAAGGTGGGTAATGAGCAAGACAGTCCTAAAATAAGACTTGACGACATCCAGAATCCTAATGAAGCCTTCCATGTTTTCTGCATCGAGAGCCGTTCCTGGCTCATCAAGGATAAAGATATCCCCCTTCGGCAAGCTAGACACCGACAACAGAGAAAGACGAATAGCCATGGCTGCTATGGTCTTCTCGGCACCCGAACCCATCACCAAAGGTCTTTCTTCGTGACTGGGGTGCTTAATAAAAATGTTTAATCTCTTGCCATCGTCTTCAAAGAAGACCTCAAAATCAACTATATTGGCAAGAACTTTAGCGATTTCTTCATTGATCGCTGGAAGCCTTTTCTTGATAACATCATAGGCAATTCCATTGCTATGCATACACCGCATAAATAAATCATAAGCTGAATACTCCTGTCTTAGCTCGTCTAGCTCTTCTTGTAAACTAACAAGATTGTTTAACTTCTCTTCGTAAGAACCATGAACCTTATAGAGGTTTAAAATAGATTCCTGACATTTGTCGAGGCGACCTTGATTCAACTTAAGGTCAATCTCCTTCTTGCTCTTCTCGGCAAGAAAGTTTTCTAAATTCTCTATAGCTTCTTTGTTCTCTTGATATTGCTCCTTCTGAGCATGCAAGTCTTGCAATTCTCTTTTGAGATTTTCAATTGCGTTCTTGTTACGTTCAATAAATAGGTTCAACTTGACTATTCGTTCCGATAAAGTGCTTCTCCTTTCACAAAGTTGACTGTATTTTTCAATGTAATCTTCCACATCGTCCGGTCTCAGCGATGTCAATTCTTGGCTCGTTCCGTTCAAAAAATCGACTTTATCCCCTTTTTCCAAAAGTGCCTTATTGGCATCGCAAACAAACTTACAATTTGGAAAACTGTTTCCACACGGTATCCCTTCAAGAAGCTTCTCCTTCTTTTCAATCCGAAGAAGCTCTTGCTCTAAGGTCTTAATCTCATCCCTTAGACCTGTGATGATTTCTTTTTTACCCATTGCGTCTTCGATATCAAACTCACTCAGAAACTTATTAATCTTATCATGGACCTCGATCTTTTTCCTAAGCTCCGTTTCATTTTTGTGCAAGTCGGTCGTCATGTATACCTGCTCTTTGGTCTTTTGATCTATCTGTCCAAGAACATGGGCAATATCAACTATAGCGACGGGCATCGATTCTATCTTCTGTGTTACTTCACCCATCTCTTCAACGATCTTGGCGATGAGGGTTTTGAGATTATCACAAGTCTCTTGTTGTTCTTCAAGTTGTCTTTCACTATCATCAACTGCTTCTCTTGCTTCTCTCACCTCTTCAACAAAATCCCGACCATCAAGCCGCTTAATCGCCCCTCGCAAGTCCGCTGCATCATCCTTTGAAAATCTAAACTTCTTTTCAAATATCTCAAGATCCAAGAACTTGGCGAGTATCTCCTTACGCTTTGTTGACCCTTCCCTCAAGAAAGACAGGGCATCAAGCTGAGAGGACATCGAGGAGGTCAAGAAGTCGTCCAGGGAGCCGAACACCTTGCGGATATTCTTGTCTGTCTCGTTTCGAGTCAAGCCATTTAAGTTCGTTGTCTCTTCAGTAACCCGATCAAAACAGGAAAAATCAATCCCTGTCTTGGCCTCAAGACTCTCATTCCCCTGGTACTTTTTAATATACTTCTCTGAGTTGCGAGCAATCGTATACACCTTGTCTCCGATAGAAATCTTGACAGTGCCGGAACCACACTCCTTGTTCTGGTTAATGATGTTGAGGTTCTTTCTCTCGTTCTTCGAAGTAGAGTTAAAGACGGTGTATAAGATGCTGTCGATCACAGACGATTTTCCAGAATAGTTCTTTCCAAATATTCCTACGGTTCCATTAAGCTTGGAGAAATCGATAGAGTTGTTCTCGCCATAATTGAAGAGATTGTCCCACTTTGCACTCTGTAGGCTCCAATTAATGTTGCGTGAAACTTCTTCCTTGTCCTCGGCTATCTTATTGTACTTGAGGTTCAGTTCATAGATTTTGTCTAAAACCTTCTCGGGAACCTCATAGTCCTTGAGATACTGCGCTATCAGCCTTTCTTGTACAGCTATGTCTCGGAGGTTTTCTTTTTTTAAGCTCTCGGCAAGACTGCTAACATCGCCCCTCTTTCCAGCAGCACGGTTCAAGAATGTGATTGCTTCTGGCTTGAAGAGGTGTTTGGCCACCTCAATGGCTCGCCTCATCTTCACCAACGACAAGCTGTTGTTGGAAATAATTCGAAGTCGAGCACCCGATGGGACCACAGCATTCTTTGGAATCTTGCCAGCCTTTGTCAGTTCGACGGTTACAAATGGCTTGGGGTTTAAGAGCTTGTGATGCTTACAGGTAAAGTTTTCTTTATCTGTGATGTCCCAAATCAAGAATCCTTTATCATTGGTCTCGCCATGATTCTGTTGGACTGTGGAACCAGGATACCTTACGCGCCCTTCCATATCAACGATTTGATTGGTCTTATGGATGTCGCCAAGAAACGCAAAATCATGATTCCTGAAGATTTCGGGTGCATGGTCTCCATATTCCATGATCCATCCAGTGTCTGTCTCAACGCCAGCAATGGATCCATGATACAAAGCAATGTTCACATTCTCTTCGCTTGAGGGATCAACCCAATTGTCCTCGTCAAACACTGAAAGCACGTTCAGGCTGAAGCCATTCTCCAAATCAACTTCGCCTGACTTCTTCAGCAAGTGCAAGTTGGGAAGATTCAAGGCTTCAATGATAGGAGTCAGAGCGTCTTGGCGGCTAGTGTTCTTTAAGTTGCCGTCGTGATTCCCCAAAATGATATATGTCGGCGCGATGGCTTCCAAGTTTCGAAAGAAGTCAGAGCAAAGCTCGACGAACTCTGGTGAGATCTGTGTCTTTGTGTGAGCAATATCCCCACAATGTACGATGCATTCTACCTCCTCTTTCTTGAGAATTTCATACAACTTTTCAAAAACGACACGATATTCTTTCTGATGCTTCAGATTGCGAATATGAGTATCCGCTATATGTGCGAACTTCAAATGCACCTCTTGGTTTCTAAACTAATGTAACCCCCTCGGGTGCAAAAGTCAAGTTTTTATCAATTTCATACCCTCTCGGGTGTAAAAGTCAAGTTTTGTTCTTCGATCAAACAGCAGCCAATCTCTCCCTCAGATGGCTGTCAGGGGTCATAAAGACAGCATTCTTTTTCCTCTCCTCAAACACCTCTGGCGACATCTCTGCAATGTCATCATAGCCAGACGTATCAATCTTGGACACCTCAACACCATAAGATATAAGACTGTGGATTATTTTATTCGTTTTGGCCTCGGCATCTTCATCAAGGGCCAAGAAGACTTTGACCCCGCTTTTGACGAGAGCCTTAAAGAGCTTGCTTCCCTCACGGAGCGTTGATCCAAGAATGGGAATTCCATTGCAGGCTCTTATTGCATCGAAGATACCCTCCACCACGACCACATCTTCATCCCAATCAACATAGAGTTCGTTGAAGATGATGTCCTTACTCACCGGAGGGTTCTTATATTTCTTTTGATAGTCGACGATGGATCGAGCCACGAAATAATTTACAAATCCATCCTTGTTGAATGACGGAATGATAATCCGATTTGCATACTCGCCCTCGAAACAGAATCCAATTTTCCATTTGAAAACGTCTTTCTTCGTCAACTGACGCTTCGCCAAATAGCTGAGAAATGGCATCGCTGTTCTAGGCAAGCCTTTGTTGGCGAGGGATATATACTCTTCAGGCAGCTTCAGGATCATCTCCTGCTCTTCCTCTTTTGTGTTGCCGAACAAATTGTCAAACTCTCCGAGATCGACCTTCCCAACAAGCTCTTGCCACTCACGAAAGCTTGTGAGTGTCCCAAACCTGCGAATTGGGTGTCCGATATTCCTGCCACGCTTGTCACAGATCCAACACTTGTAATAGTCCTTTTCAACGTTGACTGAAAACTTGTGCTTATAATGACGGCAATATGGGCACTTGAAGAGCAACTCAGGGCCACGCTCATGGCACGAGCCAAACACCGTCTTTAGGATTCTAACTTTTTCACTTCGCATATAGCCCCCGCTTTTGCGATTATTAAAGAGTCGGCCCTGTCATAGGACTCAGGCTTTGGATTTCCAAAGCGCGTATAACCTATCACGAAACCTGGTTCGTTGTCAAGCAGATGCCTTAAAACAACTTGTTTTGCCTTTTCTCCTCTAGGAATTTTAATGCCGCATAGTTTGCGAGCGCTTGTTGCCGCGAGATATTCTGGCTTAATCTGAAATAAATCGTAAATAAGCCAAGACACAATCCCATTAAAGCGAGACAAGCTTGAAAGAGTCTTTGCAGATGAAAAACCTGAACGGAATGACTGTAGTGACTGTTCAATATAAACGTGTTCAATCTGCTTACCATATCGTTTGCGTATCTCTGTAACACCTTTTCTCACCACCTCCGCTTTGTCAAAAAAATCTTTATACTTCCTTGTATCCCAGACATCATTCTCGATTATGTTCCCCTGAAGATCGAGGAGAGTATAGCCTGTGATACTGGTTGAAACATCTAACCCAAAGATCATTATTCAATGTAACACGTTGATATCAAAAGTCAACTTTTAGTTTGAATGTGAATTCGCGTNCCTCTGTTTTTTTGACTGGTGTTGCGAGGCTGGCAATGCCAATCATGTTCCTGTTTTCATCATAAATGGCGACCTTCGTTATGTATGTCTCCTTCTGAAAGCTTGCTGTCGGAAAAGCGAAGGAAGAACTCGCCATATTTCGAATCGTAAGCTGATTCTCTTCGAACAAGTGCGTTCCCGTTATAGCAGAAGTAATCGATTGACTCTGTTCATATTCGATATAGGTGGGATTCGGAGAATAGTTCAACTGCCCCTTCTTTGCGTGAGC